TTTAAAAGTAGTAGACGCTGAGATGTTGGCGTTCTCACAAGGAGTAACAAGACGTGGAAGTTATGCAGCATATTTGGAGATGTCGCATCCAGAAATTGAAGAGTTTCTGGATATTCGTAAGCCCACTGGTGGCGACATTAATAGAAAGTCTACCAATCTTCATCATGGCGTTGTTATTTCTGACGCCTTCATGGAACTAATCGAAAGTGCAACTAGAGAAGAAGGTTTTGACGACTCATGGGACTTAATTGACCCAAATAGTGGTAAAATAACAAAAACAGTATCAGCCAAAACACTTTGGGTAAAACTGATACAAAATCGTGTAGAAACTGGCGAGCCTTATTTAATGTTTGGAGATACAGTGGAAGAAGCAATGCCTGATTTTCAGAGAGCTCTAGGGTTAAAAGTACATCACTCTAATCTTTGCTCTGAAATTACTCTTCCAACAACAGAAGATCGTACAGCAGTATGCTGTCTATCAAGTGTAAACCTAGAAGAATACGATGAGTGGAAGAACGATGATATGTTTATCCCTGATCTAGTACGAATGTTAGATAATGTTCTTACGCACTTTATTGAAAACGCACCTGACGAGCTTTATAGGGCAAAGTTAAGTGCACAAAGAGAAAGAAGTATTGGTTTGGGTGCTATGGGTTTCCATGCTTATCTTCAGAGACAGCACATTCCATTTGAAAGTGTACTTGCAAAAGGCGCTAATAATAGAATGTTTACAAGAATTAAATCGGAGGCAGTTCGTGCAACAAAACAACTCGCACAAGAAAGAGGGGAATGCCCTGATGGACAAGGTTTTGGAGTTAGGAATGCACATCTTCTTGCTGTGGCCCCTAACGCTAGTAGTTCTATCATTTGTGGTAATACTAGTCCTAGTATTGAGCCTTATAGGGCTAATGCTTTCACCCAAAAAACTAAAAGCGGCTCTAGTCTACTTAAAAATGAGTATTTGGAAAACTGTTTGCAAGATATCGACATGGATACAGAAGAAGTTTGGAAAAGTATTATCACTAGTGGAGGATCTGTTCAACAGTTAGAGTTTCTAGATGATTATACTAAAGACGTATTTAAAACAGCTGTAGAGATAGATCAGAAGTGGGTTATTGAAATGGCAGGAGATAGACAACAGCATATTTGTCAAAGTCAGTCTTTAAATGTATTCTTCCCAGCTGATGTATCAAAACAAGAGTTACACGCTATCCATATGATGGCATGGAAACAGAAAGTAAAAACTTTATATTATTTGCGTAGTGAAGCAATCAAAAGAGCTGAGACTGTATCAGACGAAGCATTAAGACAGTATATGTTCGATAGTATCGACGAAGGCGCTTGTTTAGCGTGTGAGGGTTAAGATGAAAATATTAAAATTTAGTGCTGATTGGTGTGGGCCTTGCAAGATGTTACAGAAAACTCTTGACGATATGGTTTTACCTTATCCAGTAGAAAGTGTAGATATAGATAAACAGCCAGATTTAGCTGGTGAGTTTGGAATAAGAGGAGTACCAACTATGGTACTTATTACAAGTGAAGGGACAGAGCAGGGACGTCTAGTAGGCGGTAAAAGCAAGGCCGATATAATGGAGTGGTTATCATGAGTAATTTATTAGAAGAGAGAGAGTATTATAAGCCGTTTAACTATCCGTGGGCTTTTGAACATTATAAGTCTCAGCAACATATGCACTGGTTACCAGACGAAGTAAATCTTGCAGATGATTTGAAAGATTTTCGTGAGAATCTTAGTGAAGGTAATAAATCTTTGCTAGCAAATATCTTTCGTTTCTTTACGCAAGCAGATGTTGACGTATGCTGTGGCTATGCTACACACTATTTGCCGACATTTAAACAACCGGAAGTACGTATGATGCTATCTGCGTTTGCAGCAATGGAAGCAGTACATCAGGAAGCATACTCATTACTACTAGAAACACTTGGCTTCGGAGATGATGAGTATCAGAAGTTCATGGAACATAAAGCTATGATGGATAAACATGAACATCTTAGCAATTTTGGTATGGGTAGTAAAATGGATATTGCGAAAACAATGGCTATCTACTCAGGGTTTACCGAAGGAGTACAATTGTTTAGTAGTTTTGCTATTCTGTTGAACTTTCCACGACATAACTTGATGAAAGGTATGGGTCAGATTGTTACTTGGTCTGTGAGAGATGAAAGTCTTCACGTTGAGGGCATGAGTCAACTGTTCCGTACATATATTCAAGAAAATCCAGAACTATGGAATGATGATCTAAAGTACGAAATATATTGTGCCGCAGAGCGTTCCGTAGAGCTAGAAGATGCTTTTATTGACTTGTGTTTTGAAGGCGCTGATGTGCCTGATCTTACACCAGAAGATGTAAAGCTATACATTCGATATATAGCAGATCGAAGACTATTAGGACTAGGGTTGAAAAAGATTTTTGGAAGCGATAAAAATCCCTTAGACTGGCTAGACTATATGCTAAACGGCGTAGAACACGCTAACTTTTTTGAAAACAGAGCCACCGAGTACTCAAAAGCGAGTACAACCGGAAATTGGCAAGACATATTTAAATAGTAAAAAAGGGGCGCAAGCCCCTTTTTATTCACTTTTATTTTCAATATAAACAATCTTATACCTAGAATTAGACCTCTCTATAGCATAAAAGACCGAAATAACTGAACTATCATCTGCATAAATAGTTTTTAACTCTGCCAGCCTTGTCATTATATCGTCAATACTATCTATAGTACTGTCTATTATTTTTTCTGCTTTATGAGTTTCTGTATTAATTTTTTCATAACCTACTTTCATATTATTCCTCCCATACTGAATCAATTATTGTTCCATGAACTTCTTGAATTACGCCCGAATCCCCACTACTAACCTCTCTAGCTCTTACTCTATAAGCAATCTCACCGTCATGAACACCAACTACTGATCTAAAAGTTTGAACGACATTTTGCGTAGTGGTTGTGCTTTGGGCTCTATCCATTTTAAACTCTTTAACAATATAGTAACTTGAAGAACTATTATTAAATCCATCGGGCGAAATATAAACTGATAAAGTCCCGCTAGACATGAGGGCTCCATAGTTTGTAGCATATTCTACATAGGTTTTATTTGCGCTGGGCGTGTAGTAGACATGACTGTGAAATTTCTGTGCATAACTATTACTTGTATTTGAAGCTGCCATGCGAGTGCTATCACCAAAGTAACCCGTTACATCTCCATCAAAACTAATTAGATGATAACCGCTAACATAATTACCTACGTGAGTAGCTGTTTTTTGAACAGAAGAATAAGCAGATACACCTAGATTTGCTTCAAGGTATAAACTAATATCATTTACTGTGCTTGCTGGTATTCCTCCATAATCAAGGTCTACCGTAAATTCTACTTCTCTAAGATGTGGTATGCCTGTTCGGGCTTGTGAATAAAAAGTACCACTTATATCGGTATAGTTAGTAGTTAAAGCATAATACTTGTCTCTAAAAAATATAGATCTTTTAACAGCATTATTATCTACATATGCTTTTACGGATTGTTGGCTCGGTACAGAAGTAGCACTGTTTGACGACATATCATCTTCGTCTACTACTGTAACCCCGCTTCCTCCAGAGGAGCTTATAGTAACAACACCTCCAGATTCTGCTAATGTAATATTAGAACCTTTTTTAAGTACTAGTGTTTCAGAAGATTCAAGAGTATTATTGACAGAGCCATCACCGTTAGTATCAATAGAAACAGTACGAACACTTCCGCCACCGCCTGTTTGGTCTGCTACCCACGCATAATCAGATCCATTCCAAGATAAAATTTGTCCAGAACTTGCACCACTTACATTAAGATGAGTATCTACGGCAGAATTACCGTAGCTTCCGCCTGTTTGTGCTACCCAGTCTAAGTTACCGGAGCCATCTGTTTTAAGTACTTGGTCTGCACTCCCATCCGTATTTGGTAGTGTCAAAGTATAGTCTGCGTTTGCACTATGAGGAGGGCCTTTTATAGTTATACCATGACTATTTTGTTCACAGTTTAGTATAAGTTGTCCTGCTCCTCTACTAGCACTGCCTTTAAAAGTTACTACTCCTGTGCCGTGAGGGTCTAAATTAATAGGATTATTGGTAGATGTAGAAGTGATATTGTTTATTGTTGCAGCTCCTGCGGGTGTAACACTAAAAGGTGCGCTTGCAAAAGTTGAGTGTCCCGCAGATATACCATCTGAAGATACTTTTAAGTTATTTCCTGAGGTACCTCCACCAAATTTCACTGTATTATCTGTAATTGCCGAGACGCTTGAGCCAGGAGATTGATATATACCCCTTATTTTTGCGCTAGAAAGACCCGTACTAAATAGTTTAACATCAGTAATACCTCCTACAAACTTATTTGTTGTTGCTATTCCGTTTGCATTTACATCTGACCCTACTACTAGTTTTCTATTATAACCTTCGTCAGAAAAATCATAGTTGCCTCTTGAAGATATTTCAACAGCATCTATATATACGGTGAACACAGTACCTGTATAAACTACAGCTAAGTGATGCCATTTATTTAGAGTAACAGCATTTGCTGCTGTATAGCTATCTGTAACTGTTCCGTTTGTTGATTGTAATTCTATAAGTAAATTCTGTTTACCGGAAGACACCGCATTTTGTACCACACTTATACCCCAGAATCTAATAGGATCTCGTGAAATTACTTTTGCAGCACTTTGCCCACTTGAAGTGGTTGACTTAAACCATAAAGAGGCTGTAAAACCTCCGGCAGACCATGCAGCGGCCTCGGACTCCGGTAGTAAAGTAATACCCGCATTTATATTTAGTGCTTTTCCTATAGGGGAATTTGTTGTTGTTGTTGGTAAACTCATGACTCGGCTTCTCCGTCTTGTCCTTCTATACTCTCTGTTATATACTGTCCAGCAATATCATTAAACTGCCAATGATAAGCTAGCTCGTCTGTGGCTTGTAAAATATCTACTTCAGTTCTATCTACAGTCATCTCTGTAGTAAATGAGTTGGGAGCTGTAGTACTAACGTGTGTAAGTCTGGAACCGTCGGCGGTAGTTGCCTTAGATAAAGGCGCTGTATTAGTTGTTCCAAAAGTAGTAAACGAAAAACGATGTGCTTGGATTTCATGCTGAGTAGCAATGAAGTCATTGTGGGCTCCAGAAGAATTACCTGGAACAGTATCGGCAGTGTTCGTTCTAGTTAAAGTAGTAGTATACCTAAATTTATACTCTCCTGGTTGAAGCGAAACGTCCCTTATTAGAAAAATTGATTTACCTTCCTCTGCCGATTGTCCTCCGATATGAGGGTGTGTCGAGGATACAGCACCAAGATTTGTAGTTATAGCTGCATCTCTTTTTCCGTCAGACTGAAGTGTTGAAGTTCGTTGAAATTGACTTGATGATGGAGTAGCGGGGTGGTCTACAGCAGTATACGTCTCAAATTTATTATATGTTGGAATTGTTACAAATTCATTGCTGTCTGCAGCAGCGTATTCTAGCCCTAGAGTAAGTGTATGAGGCATTGCACTTAATAACTCAGCATCAGTACCTGTAAAATTAGTTATACTTATACCATTGACATTAAAATCTAGTACAATTCTTAAATCTACAGGCTGATTCAAGCTAACTGTAAAGGGGTGACCAACAGAAACCTGAAGTCCATTACCTGTAAGAACTGAGGAACCTGCCCCTGTGGGGTGTTTAATTAAACGTCCTACAATAGTATCTTTACTATTATCAATACTAAGAGCTTGCTTAAATAGTGTTCTGCCACTATAAGAAGATAATCCCGTAGGGAATCTATCTACGCGTATATGTGTATCATCTATAACTTCTGTTACTCTCATAAGACCGGACGCATTTTGTGCCAAAGTAGTACCAGATACTCCCATTCTTACCATATCCCCTACTTTGAGAAAACTTTTAAAAACTGTATTCGAACTACCTGTTATTATTGTCCCTGTTGTATTTTGCGAAACCGTTCCTGGAACTACCTGAGTAAATCTATTTGTTATACTCGTTCCTGTGAGTTGGTCAACAAAGTAACTTAAACCATCGTCTACAAAAGGTTTTACACATTTAAAAGTTTTTGTATCGGCATCTAATAAGATGGAGCTTTCTCCTATTGGTACATTTACATTCTCAGTATCGAATCCCGTAAAAGGTCCAAAAACAGGAGTTTGTGGATTTGCTGCAGAAAATATTACAGTACCTGCTTCTGATACTAAATTATTATCGTCCAAACTTAAAGGTTTTGTTATTCTGCCACCTACACCCACACCATTCAAATCTCTAATAATATTTCCCGCTGCTTCTTGAGGTCGTACATCTAAGGCGCAGACTCTGGGCATAGATCTATTTTGTACATTGTTTAGAGTTTGAACACGTATTTGATAACTACCGTAAGGTATGTTTTCAATTTTAAAAGTTGATTCGTCTGGTCCAACTACTATAGGGTTTACCATATTTCTTATACTATGGTATATTTCAAAAGCTGCGGTAAGATTATAAGCTGAGCCATCTGCATTTAAAGGTTTTACCCAAGATACATCAGCTGAAAATCCTGCATTTTGAACATTAGGAGTTGCAATTGCCTGAACATCGGACACAGGAGGAACTAGATCGTAGTCTCCTACAGCAGGATATAGAGTATTATCTCGTACAACTGTAAAACCTTCCTCAGATTCAACATCAGTGTACTTTTTATCATAATATTCCGAAGCTATTATAGTAAATTGTCCCTGCTCTTGTTCGGCAATTGTCATTATTTTATATTCTTTTCCGCTTCCTTCTATTATATCATCATTCGCTAATTTTTCTGTTAGTACAAATACAGAACTAGACGTAGGTACCTCAGTCCAGCTGCCGTCTATTACTAAATTACTCACTTGCGCGACACCTGCGACATATGTTAATCCAGATAAGAAACTAGAAGATAAAGCCTTAGTCTCTGTCTTCATAGGTCTTTCTACACCTTCTTGAGAAGCATCCTGAGCTTGAGGCAGCAAAGCAGTAACATCATAAGACTTACCAGAGGATATTTTTACATTTCTATCTAAGTATAATTTATTCGTAGCCGTAGTTTCATTATTATAGATTTTTAGAGAGTTTGAAGCACCAATAGTACCTGACCAAGCATTAATACTAGCACCTCCAACAGCACCTAAGAGCCCTTTCCCCCAAGACCCTGAGGTTAAAGCAATAGGAGCCCATCTAGAGTTGGATAATGCTGCACCACCAGTAGTTTTACCTTGCAGATATAACATACCATCTATCCACAATTTAAGTTCTCCAGAAATTTTAGCTTCCCATACTATAGTATGAGATTGTGAATCAAACTCAGGAATTTCTGCTATAGGTTTAGACAGTACTATAGTATCTGCATTAGAAAAAGCGCTTTGTCCTCCTGCTCTATATACTAAATTATAGACTCCATTGATAAGTTGTACTCCCAACCACATACCTTCATTTGATGTACTAAATTCAAATAGGCATTCATCTTGTGAAAAGGTTCTTGGTAGAACAGCATCTCCAGACATAACCACATTTTGCGCTACATTAGTCGTAGTGAAACCAGTTGATGTGTTGATTAAGCTGGGGTGTAGATTATGTGTAGAATCTAAAGTCAATCCTGTTTCTGGCTGAAATCTTGCTATTCTTCCGCCCAAAGTAGTTCCATGTCTATCATTATCTTGTAATGTTATAACATCTCCTGGAACAAGGAAAGCAGCGTCTATAGAAGTAGAAAATTTAACTAATTCTGTTTGATTTACTGAAGTCCATAATTTCCATCTACCGTATCTAGTTGCTTGACCTTCAGAAGTACACCCAAAAGCCATAGCTTCTTCAGAAATAATTTTTCCAGTATTTGCTATATTTTCCGAATCTTCTACAATTAAAGGCTCAATTCTATAGTTAGATCTGGGATTGTTCCAACTAACTACTATCTGATTAGCTCTAGTTTTGGAGCCTGTTCCTTCGTAAACAAACTCTCCGTTTATTACATTTGTTTTATTAAATACGTATATAGGGTCTTTTGATTGGTCAGCAATAGTCGTTACTTTACCATTCATCCAATAGATAAGACCTAAGAATGTAGTAGCCATATCTTTTAAAACTTTGTATGCATCAGTAGCTTTTGTTAGGTATATGTTTGCTCTATATCTAGGCTCTTGCCCGCCTTTTCCATCAGGAACCAACTCATCACAATATTTTGCAACTCTGTATAAAGAAAAAATATCAACATCTTCTTCGGTTACCCAGTCACCTAACCCGTACCTATTATTAGTAAGAATATCATAAAATATCCAAGCAGGATTATCTGTGTAAGCAGGAAAAGCTCTAAATGTTCCATCCCACAGACCAGTATATGAAGCAGCAGCACCTCCGTACAGACCTCTAGGGGTATAGTTTGAGGGGATTTTTACCTTTCTGCCAAAACACTCATAAGTTCGAGTAGGGGTATTAGGGAAGTTTTTAGACGTAAAAGCCACCTGAGCAAGTGCAGTTAATGGATAACTTAAAGGAGTATAGATTCTAGATACGAGTCGAGTAATACTTGATGTTGCGTGCATTTTACCATCTTCACCTGCATCCTCAGTACCTGTAACAACAGTTATTGTTTCACCATCGGGATTAATTGTTACGTCCTCTATAGGATGCAACCCTAGACCATCAAATCTAGTTAGCCTTTCTACTTTCACATTAAAGTCATCAAAAGGTTTAAAGGGTGTTAAATTTATAGTCAGTAACCGAGTCACAGGGGTTTGAGTCTTATGAGAATGACTCATAGGGTCATCTGCAGAATAAATTTCGACATTAGTTCTTACATTATTTCTAATAAGTTGTAAAGTTACGGCATATTGTGCAACAGCATCAAACTTGTCGCCATTTGTTTCGTCGATTACATATAGTGAGTTATAAGAAAAAGTAAGGTCAATTTCATCAACGGCTGAAGCCTGTGCTGGAGTTAGATTAAAACCTGCACTAGCTGTTCCTAAAAATTCTGCAGGGTCTGCAGGTGCTGTTGTCGTGTCACTATCATCGTCTTTAAATTCCAAAGGTTTCGCTTGAAAGCCTGAACCGTTGCCTATAGATATAGGGGCTCCTGAAGCAGCACCTCCATAAGATGTGAGAGGTAATTGATCTAGCTCTCCTGTTCTAAACTCTACCGCCACTCCTGGTAGTTTTCCTAGTCCACCATTTTCTACAATATCTGAAGGTTGAGAATTAGAATTTCCTAGAGTACCGTACTCATAAGTACCTGGAGTTACATTAGCATAGTCTGATGAAAGGGTTAAAGTGTTTGTACCAAATCCTGAAGCTATTGATACCCACTGAAACGCAGAGATAGTAAAAGTCTCATTTTGAACACTACCGGCCAGTGAAATGAACGCATCTACTGCTGATTCAGTAAGACCGAAACCTGAAGCATCAATGCTCGTACCATTAATATTGTCAAAGGTAATAAAACCCAAAAAAGCGCCACTTTTATCGCCATGCAATTGCCCCATATAACTAGGCGTCTCTGTGTTTGGAACCGTAAAGGGAAACATATTAGTTACATCAGCAGGAAAATCAGCACCAGTTTTAGTAAGTCGAAGTTTATATATAGTAGCTCCAGTAATTACATTTGTACCTGTTGGTACTTTTTGTATGCCAGTAATAGTGCCGCCAAAATTATTATTCTTTACTATTGTTATTGTGTTAGTCCCTAGTATAACACCAGTTGGAGCAGGCTGAATTCTATCGTCTACTATACTTGTTGTTACAGTAAGGTCTCCATCAAAGGTTACTGTTGGTATAGGAGTATTATCCACGTCATCTCCTGGAATGATAGTATCAGTATAGTTACTACCTGTATCGTCTATCGGGTCATCATTTAAGTATACACTTTTTGCCCCTTCGACTAGTCCTACTATTGGACCTTCTGAAATTAAATCAACAACGTGAAGCTGATGAACTCTAGCAAAAGCTTGCTTAGTTAAATCACTACCAGCATCTTGTGCTGCAATTGTATCTCTATGATTTGTACTCATTATGCTGGCCCCGCCATTCCGCCGCCCAAATTCATAGACCAGCTACCGTTCATACTACCTATAGCTCCTATACCTGTTGTTGCGACTGAGTTATCGTTTGCCTTTACATCAAAGGATACCGGTCTTCCAGGAACTCTTAATCTTCCATAAAGAACTGGGATAGGGTCTCCTTCTACAATGTTTTGCTCACTACCGTTGAATAAATAAGATTGAGGTCCCGAAGTATCTACAGAGGGGTCAGGAGCCTCCGCCATAGCAAGAGAGGTTAGTGTAAGGTTCAAACCCATAGTAAACATAGCAAAACCTACCTGCTGAGAACTGAATGCACCAAATGCTAAAAAGTCTCGTGTTGCACCAAGGTAACCTACCGTCATTAAAGCAACTCCTAGAACAATTCGTAGCCATTTCTTTTTTGAACCTCTTGGAACAGGGGTTAAAGTAAAATCTCCTTCTTTTAAAGGAAGAGTACGTTCATTTTCTTCCATCTCTTTTCCCGCTACTTCTAAGGCAAAATCTATCCCTCTGTCTCCAGATTCTTGTAAGTACTTTCTAAATTTTCCATCAAAATTAGCATCTAATAGGCCTACAACATCTCGTAAACTAGAAACATCTGCTTCAAATTCTTTTACGAAAAGTTCTCCTATTTCTCCTTCTAAGTATATCTTACGGTTCATAACGATAAATTTCCTTTAAATACTTTATCCAAAACGGGTATAAGTTTTCTCTACAAGAGAGTCGGTTTGCGGCATGATGAAAGAATACATCATTACCTAAAAATATTCCACAGTGATTATTAACTTTAGAATCTACACTAAAAACTAAAAAATCACCTACTTTAGGCTCTTCTACTTTCTTAAAGCCCCAAGTGTTTATATGCTCTTCACAAAAATAATCAATTTGTTTATTCCAAAAATCATCTTCGTATGCCATTCTAGGAGGTATCTGAGTGCCTTGCTCTAAGTACCAATCTCTAGCTGCTTCGAAGCAGTCTTTTTGTCCAAATACATACTCTCTACCTATTAAATCAGTTTGTTTATATTTAGGTTCCTGTATATGCATCTCCATACTTGGGTAGCTAAATATATAATAAGGCAAAGATAGTGCATTACAGTTATTTATGTCCGAAGGTGAAGGCTCACAAGTAGCATCGGGATGACTATGTACAATTCCTACAATATTTGCTTTCTTTCTTATATCTAAATATTGCTTTGAATCAATTACAAAATCTTCCTCATGTTCTGCTACATTAGTGCAAGGAAACCATTCTAGTTTACCTTGTACAATTCCTAGTACTCCACACCCTTCTCTAGGGTATTCTTTTTCAAAATGTTCTTGTATATCTACTAGTTTATTACTTAAATTTAACACTTCCTGGGAATCCTCCAAAAGGTAGAGATAAAAAAGAAGGTTCTGTAGTTCTTGTTAAAGTATCTTCCACAAGGGAAGCAGAGCCATCAAATAACGGGTTAAGTTTAGCATGGTATCTTGATTTACAAGAGTTTAAAGTTTTACCACACAAATCTATTCTTTTCCATACTATACCGGAATCAGTGCCGGGCGTAACAACTGTCGTATCTGCAACAAGTTTTCTCCATATTTTGTTTGAATGCCGAACTACAGCATTAATCGCATAAGTAGCTGAATTATTCCAAACTGTAAAAGGTATTACTTCAATCCAAAAATTAGCACTCCCACTTGGAGTTTCGGTGTTGGTATCACTTAAACTTCTCCAATGCTTTCCTGAGTGTGTAACATATTTATTGTTGGCATAAGTACCTGCAGTCCAAGCACCTCCATTACCCGAACCAAGTGTAGCTGCAGTAAGAGCTGTTGCATTTGCTAGAGGTCTATCGTTTGTGTCAAAAAATACTTCTATTTCTATAACGTTGCCTGAGGCATTTACGTGAGAAATCTTATTGTCTGCCTTCCAGCTACAAGCACCCCTACCTTGAGCTAAACCTTGATATTCCCAAGAGCAATATTTTCCTATAAGTATTCTGTTTGGCAGTTTTATATTATCTACGTCGAAGGGGGAGGCTAGTTCGAATTGAACCATTGTTCTATCTTCAGTAGCTATTCTATCTATATAATATCTTCTGTAAGGCATTTCTTCTGGAGATGTTGCACTTGTTCCTCCCACTAAAAATTTACGTAATGTTGTTCTTCTTGTTAGTTTTTTACCAATTAAATCATTATATTTAAATGACTGTGCCTGAATAGCTGCTCTAAATGCAGATAGAACATTTGCAATCGTAATAGTAGGACGATTGTTTGCACCTGTAGCTGTAGACTCTATGCCTTCTAGTAACATAGGAACTACTGTATAGGTATTTGCTTGACTAGTATTATTCTTACTTGTATCTCCTATAGGATGAAATTGTACGTCTGTACTATCTTCTTCAAAACCTCCATAGAAAAACAAGGTTGTTGTATCATTTAACTCTAGCTCAAAAAGGTCTACAAGTCCAGAGTCTATAGCCAGAGTTTGAGCATCTGTTGTAATAATGTTGTTTGTCATACTTCATAGACTCGATTAAAAGTTGCTGTTAAATTATAAAAATCAGTATTGGCATATGTAGTGCTGTAAGTACTACAAATTACTTTTATAGTTGCTTCGTTCCCTCCACTGTTTGAATCTGGATAAGTAAAGTTAAAAGACGTTACACCTTTTACTGTATCTAAAAAAGTAGAAATATCATCTATTTCTGCTTTCGTTCTATTTTGAAAGGCTACACTAAAACTTTGTTCTAAAGAGTTTATTCCTTGAGCAATACGCTGAGAATAACCATCACCAAATATAGACGTTCTAACTTTGGGGGTAGTAGTTTTAGTAAGAGACCTATCTGGTAAAGCTCTTGTGCTTCCATCAAGTAGTAAAAAACCTAATGCCATTATGCTGCTCCGTAAGGGCTAAGTATTCCGCCCGATCTTTTTTGATTTTGTAATTCTTTCTGTACTGCTTTAGCGATTGCTCTTCCCATTCCTGCTGATTCCATATCAGAAGCATCAGCACCTTCTTCTGTCGCGTTTCCGTCTTTATCAACGTGAACATTTACAGTAACATTATTTACTTGCCCCGCACCTTTCATATCTACAGGTATTGACTTACCATTTGGAAGAGGTACTACTGCTTCGGTTCCATGTAACATAGCGGGATATCCGCCTTGAGGGCCACTTGCTACTCCCCCTGTAGAATAACCTTTCTTCCCTACAATGCCTCCATATCTAAACTCATCAAAAGTTAGTCTTGCAAAATCAGAACCTCCAGCATCAATATTATCACCACCAAAACCTTGTCCGATAGTTGGCATAAAGCCTGAAATCAATTGTTTTAGTAGATATACTGCAATCATTTCAGCAACAACCTTAGACATAGCTTGTAAAATTGACATTGCCATATCGTTAAACGCATCTTTAACACTTTTTGTGCCTTGAATAATATCGGTAAATGCTCTAGTCATTCCAGACTCTAAATTTTCTGCCAGAGTTCCATTAATCCTTCCAATATAGCTAAAGTTTTCTTCAAGTAAGTTTCTTTGTGCTCTTAATTTGTTTGTATTTGCTTCGTTTGCCGCAAGCTGTTCAACACTTAACGTTGTTTGACCTGCCGCAGCTAGATTCCTCTCATGTGCAAGTGCAAGTAGTTGACGGTCTAATTCTGCAATCTCTCTCTTATGTTGCGCTTCTTTTTGCATGAAAGGAAGTTTATTCATCATGGCTTTTGCCAACGCCTCCTCAGCTGGAGCACTTCCTTTTGCCAATGTTGTTGCATCTGATAATAAACTAGTTCCTGTTGTTTTTAGTTGTGCCTCAGCCGCGCTTTTTGTCAAGGTCTGCATTGCTTCATCGCTTAGTCCAAGAGCTGTTTGTAAATTAGCCAAAGCAGCTGTATCAAGGAATTTTGCAAGTATTCCATCTTCTGGTATTTGAGTCATACCTTCAAGGCTGCTCTTAAAACTATTAAATATATTTACTAGTTTAGTAGTTTGACTTTCTGAACCCTTAAGTTGTGTTTGCAGTTCGGAAAATTGTTCAGCAGCTTGAGTTATGCCTTGAAATGCATTTGCTTCGGCATTCAAAGATATAGATAAATTATCGTGCCCATTTCTTACTTCATCTATAAGTCCTACGCTATCAGCTAGGGCTTGGTTATATGCTATAGCCCCGTCTTTAGTTTTGAGGTTTTCTTTTGATGCAGCTTGCAGTGTAGTTTTAAGTTGTCCAAGTTTTGCATCAAAAGCGGAAGTATTTCTTCCAGCAGCTTGAGCTCTTTCACTTGCCATCTCCATAGAGGTTATAAAGGCAGTTAAAGGGCCTTCCTCTGCTAGCATTGTGTCCTGTCCTGCTTGAGCCATGGCAAGACTCTCGTCCTGTCTATTAAAAGTTGTAACCTGTTGTTTCTTTCCAGATTTCCCCATACTTCTCATACTGGTTGTAAATGCACTATCTACATTTACTCTACCAATTTTATCTAAGAGTGCTCCCGAGCCTTTTGCAGATAGCTGATTAAACATATTTGTTTGTTGAACAAGTCTACCCATCACAGAGTCTGCTGCTTCTAATTTAAGTAAAGTATCTGCAACAGCCTCGTTTTGTTCTTCGAAACGACTTTTTAATTTTGATGCAGTATCTTCCA